ATACCAAGTTATAATCTACCTAAATTACACGAACTTATCAAACACGAACTGCCTAAACCACTTACACTTTGGCAAGCATATAAGCAAATTATACCTGCTGTAATTCGTAAACGTAAAGACCCTAACTACGCTATCAAACAAGAGATCCCTATAAATAGTAGTATATGAAAACACTAAAATGGTTAGTGTTAGGTCTTATATTATGTTTGGTGACACCTGGCATTACAAGTGAATTAGTACATAATTTTTCCAACCCTTCTTTCTCTGGGTCTGGTTATTCCACCCATGTATTATCACTTGAACAATTAAGATACAGTAGAGAAAAACAAATCACAGACGATGTAAAGTCTGCGGCGGCTGCGGCAGAACGTGAAGCAAACAACACTACGATTAATAAGTTTATTAAAAACGTTGAGAGTAGAATATATGCTAACTTATCTAAACAGTTAGTTGATAATATGTTTGGTACAGAATGTGAAGGGACTTGTCCTACTTCTGGCACAGCAGAAGTTGAGGGTTCTACAATCTACTGGGTCAAAGATACTACTACAGAAATAATTACACTGACAATTACATCACCAGATGGTTCAACAACTACAATGTCTGTGCCAGTAGGTGACTTTAAGTTTTAGTATGTCTATATCTTTTCCACACGTAGCGGCGGTTGTCGCGGTCTTATGTTTTTTAGGTGGTTGTTCATCAACAAAAAAAGATAGTGTATTTTACGGTGAAACACCATACACGTTAGAAACAGATACAATCAAAAGATTACAAGATATACCAGAACTTGGTCAACCTAAAATTACGATTGCTGTATATAATTTTCCTGATAAAACAGGTCAAAGAAAACCTAATGATAGATTTTCTCAATTATCGACAGCAGTAACACAAGGGCCAGAAGCATGGGTTATAAATGCCTTGAAAGCAGTTGGTGGTAATGATCCTTGGTTTAAAGTTTTAGAAAGACAAGGCCTTGATGCTCTTATCAAAGAAAGACAATTGATAAGATCAACAAGAGAATTATATGATGGAGAGAGTGACGTAAAAAATCAATTAAAACCTTTACTATTCGCAGGACTTATAGTAGAGGGTGGTATTGTAGGATATGATGCTAACATTACATCTGGTGGTGTTGGTGCTAGATATTTTGGTATTGGCATGAGTGAACAATATCGTACAGACCAAGTAACAGTTTCGCTACGTTTAGTTTCTGTTCAAACAGGAGAAATCTTGTTAACAGTATCAGCAACAAAAACGATAGCGTCTTATTCAAGTGGTGGTGATGTATTCAGGTTCTTAGATATGAGTACAAAAGCCCTTGAAATAGAAACTGGTGTCGCAACAAATGAGCCAGTTAATTATGCTATAAGAAGTACAATAGAACACGCTGTATTTAATATGATACATCAAGGTATATTGGAAGACTTATGGAAATTTAAAAAAGAGGAGTAAAAGCATGTACGCTAAATTAATCGTAATAGTAATGTTATTGGCACTACCGGTAAGTGCGAATGATATCTATGTGACACAATCAGGTGCTACGCTTGACCTCGACATTACCCAAGACGGACAAAACAACACTGTAGGTAATAGTACAACTGCTTCGACAGTTTCAGGTGCTACTACTACTATCGACATTGATCAAGTTGGTAACAGTAACGTTTTAAAGTTTGATGTAAACGGTGCAACTTTTACAGGTACATTTAGTACGACTGGTAACTCAAACGATATTGATTTTAATTGTGATAGTACAGGAAACAATTCTTCTTGTGCCACTGCTACTGCTTCAATTGTATGGGCAGGTAACAGTAACGATTTAGATATTGATATTGGTGAGACAGCAGACGCTTCTAATGCCACTGTAAGTATAACAGGTGCTTCAGGCAGTGACTCTAACGTAGTTGCCGCTACTATAGATGGTACTTCAGCAATACTAACGCTGACCGTTAATGGTGACACAAATAATTATTTAATTGATATAAATGGTGATGGTGATGTCAACGGACACACTTTAGTTCATTCCCACACGGGTTCAATCGCTGATGTAGATATAACACAGTCTGGTGTTTATGATAATATAATTAACT